TTGGGCTATTACAATTTCATAATACAACTTAATTAGCGAGAATTAACTCATGTCGGCTGTCATTACACCATTATTTCATGCGAATATTGCCAGATCTATTTACGAAGAAGTGCAAAATAGATCTTCAGTATATCATTATTTTATTGGAAAGACATTGGTGTGGGAAGATGAGCAAACTCCTCCATTACCTTCTCAATATCAGTCATACGAAAATGATGTGAGAAATAATATTATTCAAACAAAGCAAATTGGTATTAATGACGTTTCTTTAGTTATTCCTAGAATTAATTGGAAGGGTGGGCAAGTATATGATATGTTTGATGATAAAATATCGCTTGCAAATCCAGCCATAAGTGGAGCTACAAGCTTAAAAGAAGCTAGATTTTACGTAATTACAGAAGATTTTAATATCTATAAATGTATCTTTAATAATAATAATGGAGTATCTACAGTTGAGCCAACTGGTACAGGTTCTACTAACTTTGAAACATCAGATGGATATATTTGGAAATTTATTTCTTTTATTCCTCTAGGCCTTCGTAATAAGTTTATGACTCCAGATTTTGTTCCTATTACTAAATCTATTAAAAATCAATATTATTCTTCTGGTACTATTACCGCATATAATATTTTAGATGGTGGTCAAGGTTATAATCCTGATGAAACATATTTAGTGATTCAGGGCGATGGATCAGGTCCTTCTAGAAGAAGAATTCCAGATCAATTTACTTTTAACGTAGAAGTTGCAAGTGGAACTAATGATTACGGTTCCGGAAATAAGTATTATATTGATAACTCAGTGTCTCCAGATATTGAATTATTAGAAGGAAATACCTATAGATTTGATCAATCTGATTTTAGTAATGCTGGACATCCATTACGGTTTTCTATTACTCCAGATGGAACACATAATTCTGGGGTTGAATATACTACAGGTGTAACTTATACTGGTACACCAGGATCAGATGGAGCTTATACAGAAATAGTTGTTCCAGAAGGAGTTTCAAATTTATTTTATTATTGTGAAAATCATTCTGGAATGGGAGCTTTAGCTTATACCATTGCTACAGTTGGAGAAGATGGTCAGGCAGATATTGATTTAGTAATTGAAAATGGTACTATTACTGGATTAATCATTAATGATGGTGGATACGGATATACCGATGCTAATGCACAAGTAGTAACTGGTCCTTTAGATCCAGGAACTGGAGCTAACATTACTTTAAATTTAAGTAAAGGCGATTTAAATACACAGCAATCTAATGTTGAATTATTAGCTGTTGATGGTTCTTTAAGTCATATTGTAATAGAAAATTCTGGAATTGGATATACAAATGTTTCAGTAAATATTACTGGTGATGGTGAAGGTGCTGAAGCTACAGCTACATTTAACGCCAATGGTGAAATAGATAAAATTAATATTACTAATTATGGATCTGGATATTCTTATGCAAATGCTTCTATAATTGGAGATGGAACTGGAGCAGTGGTAAGAGCAATTATAGCTCCAAAGGGTGGCCACGGCTCTAATGCTCCTGATGAATTATTAGCTGATACTGTGTGTTTTTATTCCTCATTTGAAAACGATAAAATTTCTGGTTATAATTTTAATAATGATTATCGTCAAATTGGTATTATTAAGAATTTAGCATCTGCTGGATCTTTATTCAATAAGTTTAATGGTGTTCTTGGTTCTGCTTGTTATGGTGTTGAAGTTGGAGTTTCTTTTAATACAAGTAATTTTCCTATTGATTCTAAATTAGTGACGTCTGGTGGAACAAAAGAATTTAGAGTTGTTTCTAATTTAGATGGAAGTTTTATTCTTCAATCGTTAAATGGCAGCGTAGTATTACCAGGAGATACTTTATATAATGAAGATTTATCAAATAGTTTTGCTGTGACTGGAGTTACCAATGCAAATGTAAATAAATTTTCAGGAGAAATGCTTTATATTGATAATAAATTAGCATTTACTCCATCAGCCCAGCAATTTGTTGTATTTAGAACTTTCATTAAATTTTAAGTTATAAATAATTCTAATAGATTAACCTTAATCAGAGTGTAGTAAGAAATGACAATAAACTTTAATACTGATCCATATTATGATGACTACGACGAAACAAAAGATTTTTATAGAATTCTTTTTCGTCCAGGTGTGGCTGTTCAAGCTCGTGAACTTACACAAATTCAAACGATTCTACAAAAGCAAGTCAGTAGAGTAGGTGACCATTTATTTAAAAATGGTACACAAATTATTCCTGGCTCAGTAAATGTAGATAATGAAGTTCATTTTGCAAAATTAGATTCAACTTATAATTCTGTTGAAGTTACTACGTATCTTACTAACTTTCAAAATAAAATTATTAAAGGTGTTACATCTGGTGTAAGCGCTGTTGTTTTAGATTCTTCTGAATGTGGCTGTGTTATTGATGGAACAGTTCCTACGCTTTATTTTAAATATGAGTCAACTGCTGCTGATGGTGAAACAAAACGCTTTCTTCCAGGTGAAAATCTAATTGCTTATGCAGTAGATAATACTACACAAAATAATTATAGACTCACTGAAGATCAAGGCGCTGATATTGGTGCAACTATTCAAGCACCAGTAGGTAATACAACTTATACAAATGATCCAGATACCGACGTTATTGGTAAAGGTTATGTTGTAGAAGTTAAAGAAGGTATTTATTATATTGATGGTTTGTTTGTCAGAAATGATGAACTACACTTATATACTGGCCGATTCTCTAATAACCCAACAGCTAGAGTTGGTTTTAAAGTTATTGAAACAACAGTTACACCTGAAGAAGATACTACTCTTCTTGATCCTGCTCAAGGTACATACAACTATACAGCACCTGGCGCGCATCGATATAAAATAGCTTTAGAACTTACTGAACTTCCAGAAGAATCTTCTGGTGCAGACAATATTAAATTTATTGAACTTATTCGTATTAAAAATGGCCAAGTTCAAACTAAAGTATCTAGAACGTCTTATGCTGAACTTGAAAAGGCTATGGCGCGTAGAACATATGATGCCAATGGTCACTTTGAAGTAAATAAATTTAAGCTTACTAAACGTGAACATCTTGATAATGGTACAAACAATGGTGTTTATGAAGCTCCAGATGGAGATGAAAATAAGTTCGTAATGGCTGTAGATCCTGGTCGCGCATATGTTTATGGATATGAAGTGGAAGCCATCACGACAACATTTATAGACTTTAATAAAGCTCGTGGGGAATATCATACCACAGAATTAGAGAATCAACCAATTGGAACTCCTCTTGGTAATTATGTTTTGATTGATAATCTTAAAGATGGTTATCCTAATTTTGAAACATTTGAACAAATTTCTTTAGTAAAAAAATATACTGCATTAGATCAAGCATCTCATTTTGCTCCTGGCTCTCTAAGTGCTAATGATGAATTAGTAGGTACAGCTAGAGTAAAATCTTTTGAATTGCATTCTGGATCTTATGCTTCTAATCCTGTATTTAAATTAGGTTTATTTAATATTCAAATGAAGCCTGGATATTCATTCACAAATGATGTTCACGGTATTAGAGATCCTAATGCTACTATTGGAAATCAGTGCTGGGGTGCTAATATTGTACCAGAATCAAATGAAGGATTTGTAACAGGAACAGCTGCAAATGATGCTGGCCAAACTGGTACTGGCACATTTACAATTACTGGAACAGGTACTCTATTTAGCAATGAATTTTCAGTTGGAGACGTTGTTCTTGTAGATGGACAAGTTGCTGGTCAAGTTTCCACTGTTGATTCAAACACACAAATGGTTGTACACAATACTACTGAAAATACAATAGTACTTCAAGGTAGAGTTCAAAAAGCAAAAACAGCCCTTCAAGATTCAGAATATCCAAACTTAATTTATCCTGTTGGCTATCAATATATTAAATCTCTTTATAATCTAGATGGTACGCGTGAAGGCACATTAAGTGTTCGTAGAATTGTTACTGAAACAACAGATGGTTCTGGGAACTTTTCGCATACTCTTGCTCAGCAAGGAGAAACATTCCTTTCTGACCAGGATTTAGAAAATTATACTTTATTTGACACAAACGGAGATGTTGTAAATATTACATCCGGTGATATTTCTTTTGATAATGATTCAAACAGAAAAACATTAACGATTTCTGGTTTGACTAATAACGTTGGATATACATTAGTTACTACAATTAGACAAAGTGGTACCATTGGTGCAGAAAAAACAAAAACATTACAAGATGGATTTGAAGAAACTATTACAGGTAAAAAATCTGTAACCGGTTCTAGAATTATTTTATCAAAGGCCGATGTTTTACGCATTACTAATGTAGAAGTTACACCAGGCGATTTTGATAATTTTGATCCTGCTAATTCAATTTCAATCTTAGATAATTATACATTAGATGATGGTCAAAGGCCTACTCACTATCAAGCTTCTGCTTTAGTTCTTAAATCAGGTAAAAAAGTTCCTCAAGGTGCTATTAAAGTAACTTATAATTACTTTACGCATTCAACCGCGGGCAATTATTTTACAGTAGACTCTTATACTCGTCCTGATAATCCAGGTATTGGTATCTCTTACGAAGAAATTAGAAATACAAATTTTGATAATGGTGAATCTGTAAACCTAGCAGACGTAGTAGATTTTAGACCAATTATTTCTGGCGACAACACTACATCACCTGAACTTCCGGCCATTGGAACTGATTTAACAACTGATTTAGCATATTATATGGCTCGTATTGATAAGATTCTATTAACTTCAAAGGGTGAATGGAAAGTAATTCAAGGCGTACCATCTGTAGATCCTCAAGAACCTGCAGATTCGGATGCAGGTATGATTATTGCTACAGTGTTTGTTCCTCCATATACTGCTCAAGTTGGTGATGTTAAATACCGCCAGCGCGATAATCGTAGATATACATTTAAAGATTTAGGTCAAATGGAACGCCGTATGGCTTCTATGGAAGAGTACGTTGCTCTTGATCAATTGGAAAAACTAACCGCTGATTTGCAAATTACTGATCCAGTAACTGGTATTGATAGATTTAAAAATGGATTTATTACTGACCAATTTACCGGACATTCTCTTGGCGATGTAAAGAGAGACGATTATAGATTTGCTGTAGACTCTGCCAATAAACTTGGTAGACCAATGCACTTTACATCTTCACTAGATATTATTGAAGATATTTCTTCACAAGCAGAAAGAGCTGCAGCCGGCTATCAAAAAACTGGTGATGTTATTACATTACCTTATATTGAAGAATCATTAGTATTCAATCCATATGCATCTAGAGCAATTGATGTTAACCCATATAAAATTGGTGCGTTCAAAGGTGAAATTACTCTAAACCCAGAAGGCGATAACTGGAAAGAGACTGATCGTCGTCCAGATTTAACTGTTACCGATGATAATGGTTATGATGCAATTAAATTTATTGCTGATGAAGTTGGAATCACTGGTACTGTTTGGAATGAATGGGAAACTAATTGGACTGGTTCTTCTTCATCAACAAGTACATGGCAAACAGGTGATCCAAATAGAAGACGCCAATGGGTTCAAGGATTTGAAGAAACCGTAACAACTCTTACAGGAACTCAATCTAGAACCGGTGTTCAAACAAACCTATCAACTTCTGTAAATTCTCAAAATTATGGTGATAGAGTTGTTGATCTATCTTATATTCCATATATGAGAGCACGCCCAGTAGTGTTTACAGCTAGAAATCTAAAAGCAGATACTAAATTCTTCCCATTCTTTGATGATAAATCGGTATCTTCTTATGTAGTTCCTGCTCAAGTATTTAAAGTTTCAAATTCTTCTGGTTCTTCTTATATGGATTTTGATCCAGTTAATTTACAAGAAGGCGTAATTACAGACCAGTTTGAAAGAACTCAAAATGGTAGAGTACAAACAGCATATGCTCTTGGCGACGTTGTTAAAAATTCTAGCCATACTGCAACAAATATTAATGGTATTACTAATCTAACGATTGCTGATTCTACGTTTACACTTGAAGTAAGTAGTGCGAGTGGTATTTTACCAGGACACCATGTTATGCTTTATAACTTAGGTGCTAATAGAGCTATTACAGCTTCTTTTGCAAATGATAATATTTCAATTTCAGAATCAACAATTACTGATTATACTAAAAATACTTCTTCTGAGCTAAATCTTAAAAAGTTTAAAGTGACCTCGGTTTCTGGAACAACTATTACGCTTGCTAATATAGATGGATCTAATATTCAGCCGTTTTCAGCTTATGACTTAACTGCTTATACTGGCGATGCAGGCAAGCTTTTAAGACTTACTGGCTCTGCAGTTGTTGCATTCCAAGGTGTATTAGATGATGAAACTGCTCCAACTACTACAGATCGTTATATTCATTTAGTAAATATAAAGAATGGATTTGCTGTAGGTGAAACCATTACTGGTTCTATTACAAATGCTGGAAGCCAAATTAACTCTGTAGATATTAGTGAAATTAATGGATCTACATCTACAACAACAGCTCCAACAATGTATACTAATTCTGATGATTTAAGAACTGATGATTGGGGATCTGCGGTTGGTGTATTTAATATTCCAAACAATGACACTTTAGCATTTAGAACCGGTGAGCGTAGATTTAAGCTAACAGACAATCGTACAAATAACGATGCTGATTTTGATTCAAAGGGTTCTGCAGTTTATTATTCAACTGGTATATCACTATCAAAAGAAGCAACTGTTGTAAACTCTAGAGATGTAAGATTTGTTGAAGATAGATTGTATGAAGAACTTCCAGTTCGTCGTACATCTACTTCTCAGCGTATGCTTTATAGCTATTATACCGGTCACGATCCTGTAGCTCAAACATTTACTGTCAATTCTGACGGTGGAGCTATGGTGACATCTGTCGATCTATATTTCTCAGAAGCAGGCAATAGACCAGTTACTGTAGAATTAAGAACAACTAATCAAGGTGTTCCATCAACTAAAATTATTCCATTCTCAGCAGTTACTAAAACTCCTCAAGAAATTAGTGTTTCTGATACAGGTGCTACTGCAACAACATTTACGTTTGAGTCGCCTATTTACTTAATGGAAGGTGAAACATATGCACTAATTGTAAAAACTGATGAGCCTGGATGCAAATTCTTTATCTCTGAAGTTGGTCAAACCGATGCAATTACAGGAAACGTTATTACTTCTCAACCTTTGACTGGATCTCTTTACTTATCTCAGAACAGCTTAGAATTTGAAATTAACCCACTATTTGATATGAAGTTTAATCTTCGTAAAGCGGTTTATAGTACTAATTCGGTTACTGTTGATTTAAAGACTTCTTTACCTGAAGCTATGACTTTACAAACAAACCCATTCACAATGGCAACAGGAACAAATAAAGTTCGTGTGAATGCTCGTAATCATGGATTTAGAGCAAATGATGTAGTTGTAATTTCTAATGTTGCTGATGGAGTATATGGTGCTGATGGAACCAATGGTGTTCCTTCAGACTTATTAAATGGTCAACATACAGTAACTGCAACTGGTTTAGATAAAGATTCGTTTATTATAGAAATTGAAACACAAGATGGAAATGGTGAATCTCTTCTTACTGGTGCACTATCAGATCTTGTTCGTGGTGATTATGGTGGGTCAGATATTATTATGTCCAGACAATTAAGTATGGATATGATGTACTTAAAATCTGGCTCTGTAGCTGTAAAAGGAACAGACATTGCATATAGTATTAATCATGAATCTTTCGGTGTAAATTCGTTTAGACCTATTGTTGGTGATGCAAATTATATGTTTGATTCTAGACAAACAATTTTGTCTTATGAGAACCAAACTATTACTTCTTCATCTCCTCTTGTAAAAAGAAGCTCTTTGAGAGTTAGAGCAACATTAACATCTGATAACTCTAATGTTTCTCCTGTTCTTGATTTACAAAAGGGTGCTGCTTATATTGTATCTAATTTGGTCAATAATGCTCAAGAAAATGATGTGAATGTATTAGAATTGGATGCAACAGATCTACTTACTCCAGCATTAGAATCATTAACAGTAAATGATACAATTGGAGCTGGTGAAGGAACTGCTACAGTCACTCTTGGAGATACTGCATTGTCAATTAGTGCTTCAGGAGATGATATTACTTGGATGGCAGATGATGGTGATTACATCTTAGATTCTACTGGAACCTTCGTTGGAGAAATTGCTTCTGTTAATAATGCTCTATCAATTACTCTAGTTGCTGGTGCATCAATTGCACTATCAAATGAAGCTTTCCAAATTCAAAACAATAACCACGTCAAGTTTTATAATCTTGGCGGAAAGGGTATTATTGAAACTAGTCTAGATACTGCTGATAACTTATTAGGAAATGCTAATATTGGTAAGTGGTTGTATATTAGTAATTTAGATGCTGGTTTAGATGGTTATCACCAGATTGAAAATATTTTAATTGAAAATGCTGAACCAAATAGACCTGGTAATATTGATGGAGATAGAATTACTATTACATTGGCAGCTGAGTTTACTATTGCATCATTAGTAAGATTAAACATTGTAAGTGATGAAACTAATAATGGTCCAGTTACTAATTATGCAATTCAACAATTAGATAAATATGTTGAAGATTATGCCCCTAACGGAACTTATAATCATGCAAATTATATTACAAGACCTTTATATCTAAATGAACCTGCCGATTCAATCAAAATACTATTTGATGCAGAAATTCCAGTTTCTACAGATATTAAAGTATATTACAGAACTGGTTCTGGCACTGAAGATATTCATGCTAAAACCTTTACCAATACTGGGTTTATAAATACTACTGTAAATCCCGAAGGTGAATTTACTCAAAGAGAAATAGATTTAGTGGATATTGATCCATATAATAAAGTAGTAATTAAAATTGCTATGAAATCTAATAACTATGTAAATACACCAAAAATTAGAAACTTAAGACTCATAGCGTATTCATAATGTCAAAATTGCAAGTTCAAGGATATAGTAATTTAGTTAAAGACTCCGCTTCTGGCGGAGTCGTAAATAACGATCCTCAAACTTTTATTGAATATCAGAAAAAAAGAAAAGCAGCTTTAGAAAAACTAAATGCAAACAAAGCTTTGGAAAATCGTGTTTCTGATATGGAATCTGATATAAATAACATTAAGTCAGATGTTAAAGACATGAAAAATATGCTGAACCAACTTTTATTAAAATTAACTTAGGAAGATTATAAATGGCTGCCACGTTAACATTACGATCTGTAAAGGGTGCACCTCTGACAAATAACGAGGTAGATTCCAACTTTACCAATTTAAACACTGAAATTTCTACTATTGAAGGTAACATTTCTACTATTAATTCTAATATTAGTACACTTCAAAGCGCTGTTGGTCCAAATTTACCAGAAACGGTTGCAGACATTGTCGGTGGTATGGTTACTTCAAATACTGAATCTGGAATTTCAGTTACGTATCAAGATGGTGATAATACTCTTGATTTTGATGTTTCTGACTTTACAATTACTGTTAATGGCGATGCATCTGGTTCTGGTACAATAACAAATTTAGGTAATACAACAATTACTTTAGATGTTTCTAATATCTCTGGCAATTTGACGGTTAGTGGTGATTTAACTAATAACGGTTCATTTACTTCCACTAGCGGCACATTTTCTGGCGATGTTAATGCCGCAAATTTCAATTCAACCTCAGATATATCAATGAAAGAAAATCTTAGTATTATTGAATCACCATTAGAAAAGATTTCTCAATTAAATGGTTATACATTTAATTGGAAAAGCTCTCAAAAAGAAGCTATTGGTGTTGTTGCTCAAGAAGTAGAAAAAGTATTCCCTCAAATGGTAATGACTGGTGAGGATGGAGTTAAAAGAGTGTCTTATGATTCTTTAATTCCAGCTTTGCTAGAAGCAATTAAAGAATTAAATACAAAAATTAAGTGATCTTAAAACTTTACTTGTATAAATAAAACTATATAATCAAACAATTCAGTGATTTTAAAAATTTTATTTGTATAATTTTCTATACAAATAATACCAAGCCGAGTATTATAGGAGATATGAAGATGGCAATTAAGGTATCAAATACAACAGTTATAGATGATAGCCGCAATCTTGTTAACATTGGTAGTCTAACTGCCGGTGGTACAGTTATGGCAGAAAGTTTGCAAGAAGACTACGATAGTATATCTGGTACTTCACCTACTTTGGACGCGGATAACGCAGGTGCGTTTTCCTTAAGCATGACAGGTAATACAACTATAAATTTTGGTGGTGTTACTTCTGGACGATCATGCGGTTTTATTTTAGAGCTAACAGGTAATGGCAGCTCAGTTACTTGGCCTAGCTCAGTTAATTGGTCATTAGGTGTAACTCCTGACGCGCCTGGTTCTGGCGAAACTGACGTTTACGTTTTCTGGACTCGCGATGGGGGTTCCAATTGGTGGGGCGTAAGATCTGTTGACGCTGGAACATAAAAGGAAGTTCTTATGACAAAAATAAAAGGTCTTATGATGTCATCTGAGGCGCTTGAGCCTGCAGGTTTCATTTCAGAATATCAACATAACGGAACTAGCGGGATTTTTAGTGATACTGTACAAGTAGATAATAATGATGACATCTACTTATATTCAACCGCTATGACAAATATTAGTGGCGTTAATTCGCCAGGGAATATTCTTGCTAAGGTTGAGGCAGACCCAGAACATGCGGATTTTGGTTTAGTCACAGATTTTAAGCTGGTCAAAATGACTTCAGGCGGCACAAGTGCCACGAATAGCTTTGCCGTTACTTCTAACTATGTCCACAGCGCACTGCTAAACTATGTAAACACTGGATCCGCTACGGGCACGAGAAACTATGTAACTCATTTTAGAACAGATAAAAATTTTAATAGTCCAACACCTTTAAACAGTTACAACTTCAACGCCTTAGCTTCATGGGGCGCTACCAATAGCTCGATTGTGAGCATGGTCCCAGATACTTCTGATGGCATTTATGCAGGTTTTCAATTCAACCAAAACTCCAGTAATCACAGCCAAAGAGGAGTTGGCATATTAAAACTTAATGTTAACTCATCACAGCAATGGAAAAGATTTATTACCGGGAGCTCCGACAACACATATCAAGCTTACACATTTGCAGACATGCACGCTAATGCAAATGGGTACTCTGCGCTAGCTGCCGAAGGTGGGGGTGGTGCTACTGGGGTAAACGATGTTGGGGTTGTTGGCCTTTTTAATTCTTCAGGAGGACAACAATGGGTGAAGATGCTGAAAAATGGAGAATATTGGACTGTCAGAGGAGTACATGTAGACAGTAATCAAAATGTTTATATTTGTGCGGATAACGGCCCGAACACTGGCTATGGATACAAACGTCCAGTTATAGTGAAATTAAATTCTTCAGGAGTTCTTCAATGGTGTAAGAAGCTTAGT